GCGTTGGAGGTGTAGTACAGCACCGACTGCGTGGTGATGTCGTAGTTGATCGTGCCTGTGGCCGCTGTGGCGGAGATGGTGGCGACTTCGGCTGCGTCTGTCAGAACCGCCGCTAGGGCGCTGCTGGAGCCGCTGAAGGTCTTTGTCGCTGTAAACGTCTGCGCCGTGTTCAGACTGGCTACATCGGTCAATGTATTACTGCCAAACGCAATGGTCTTGTTGGTCAGCGTCTGGGTGTCCGCGAGCGTTACAACGCTCCCGCCGTTACCACCGATCTGTGCGTAAACTTCCCACGTGGTGCCGTCATAGATCAACTGGACATTGGCCCCGCTGATATCACACACAAGATCCTGGGCAAGCCCGCCGATAGTCGATCCGTTTCGTCCAACCGTCAGATTGTTCGTGCCCCAGTTTGCCCCCGCATCAGCAACCACCACCTGTGCGCCTGTAGACGGGGTAGCGGGCAAAGTGACTGTAAACGCACCGCCAGAAGTGTCTGTAAGAACACCCTGAAGAGTGGTTAACGTTACTGGCGTAGTTGTGAATGTGTAGGTTAGACCACCACCAACGGTGGAAGCAATTACTTTGACAGTGCCCGACGAGTTCTTGAAATATAGCTTCTCGTCCAGGGTGTTGATGGCCAGTTCGCCATCTGCGAGATTGCCCGAACTTGGTGCAGCCGCTGCAGTCGCGCTGCGATAAAGCTGAATGGGGGTAAAGCCAGCCTGTGCCATTTAGAAGGTTCCTCCAGAGATGCCGGACCATACCGGAACACCGGCACCAGCGGATGTCAATACTTGCCCAGCAGTGCCATTCGCAATAAACGCAGTGGCTCCAGCGCCTGTTTGGTATGGTATCTGGCTTGCAGCGCCGCCTGCAAGATTTGTTGCGGTTGCAGCAGTGCCGCTAATACTAATGCCCCAGGTGCCACTTGCGCCAGTGCCATCTGCTTTTGGAGCACCTACGGTACTGTAGTCAATCGTTCTGGCAGCAGATCCGTTAAAAGTCGTCCCTGCAACAGCGCCACCTGTAGTGGTAAAGGTGACATCATTTGCTACCGATCCAGCAGAACCCGTAGTGTTCTGATTCAGCGTAGGAACATCAGCCACCTGAATGGCTGACATCACTACGTTAGTTCCATTTCCTCTGAGGTACTGCCCGCTTGTTACCGCTCCAGCAAACGCATTCAGTGCAGCTTGTGCAGTAGTCTGCCCTGATCCGCCGTTGGCAATACCAAGCGTTCCAGCAAGCGTAATCGTGCCGGATGAAGTGATTGGCCCGCCAGACGTTGTAAGGCCCGTCGTCCCACCAGAAACATCAACACTGGTGACAGATCCAATAGGATTTGCCGACCATTGGAATGCAGAGCCCGACCACTCAAGGTAAGTGTTCGCAATAGTTGGGGCCGCGATAAATGATGTTGCCCCAGCACTAGTGTTGTACGCGATCCTGTTCGCTGCCCCGCCTGCAATGTTCGTCGCCGTACCAATCGTCAACAAGGACGGGTTCGACCATTGCGGAGCAGATGCGCCAGCCGTCAGGAAATACCCCGCCGCCCCAAGCGTCAACTTAGAGATAGTCGTTGTACCTGACGCATATGTAATATCGCCAACGGCATAGCTGGTCAGCCCAGTACCGCCATTAGCAGCACCAAGCGTTCCCGTAAGCGTCAGCGTTCCAACACTTGTGATCGGGCCACCAGTGAAAGCCATCCCGGTGGTGCCACCAGAAGCATCAACCGAAGCAACGCCAGACCCGGTCGTTATGGCTCCCCAAGCGTTATTGGCATAACCCTCAAACGTAGCCGTCTGCGAGTTGTACCGGAACAGCCCATTAGTCGGCGACACCGGCCGCGCAGCAGTATTGCCAGTAGGCATCACTGCGCCTTCAGTGCCAGGAAGCACCGGGTTGTCTGCAAGTCCTATGGTCGGGTTGCCTGCCGCACCAGTCCCGTCAGCAACATCAATCTCGCTTGCCGTGCCCGTTATGGTTCTGATAATCACAGATCCGTTGTTGGGCAGCGCAACAAGCCCCGCACCAGAAGCATTCGCAAGCGCTGCAACTTGGCCCGTCAACGAGAACGTAGGATTACCAGAAACCCCGTTGCCATCAGACACCGACAAACCAGATCCGCTGGCCTGCAGAGTTCTTGCAACAACCGTAGACGGAGTGTCTTTTGCAACAATGCCCGTCAGAGCCGTTTCTAGGCTTCCAGCGGCCCTATTGAGGGCAATCCGATAGAAGGATAGCGCCCCACCATCTGTAAGCCCCAAACCCGTGCTGGTAGAAAGATACCGGCTGTTAGGAAGAGTCGCCTCGCTGTTGATCGTCAGAAAGGTCTGATTCTGACTAGGCGAAGCAGCAATAGCTCCAGTAGTGGTCTGAACCGTTTGCCCGTTTTGAACAATCGGAACCGACTCCGTACCAGTGATCGGGCCAGCAGCAGGCAATTGAACGATTGTGACTTGTGCGCTCATTCTGGACTCGGTACGAGGATGTCAAGATTCCCGTTGTTTTCCGGGGTGTCGTTGTTCTGCTGAGTAGACAAGAACGTATTGTTCCCCTCTTGCGTCAAGATCCCATTTGGCGGGACAGCCACGCTGACATCTGGCCTAGGAAATCGAATCGTGATCTTTTCGGTCTTTCGTGCCGGGAGTCTATATGGATCAAAGTTGTCTGCACACCCTTCGTTGCAGACCTGCAAGCCTGGGAAGTTGGGGTCAGACCTCATCACCGAATGAGCACGCTTCATCTTGCAGCGGTCACACACTGCAATCGCTATGTCTGAGTTACCGAGGGTGTCAAGGAAACGCGGCATTACACGGCCCACCTACATTCAGTGATGTAAGCATACTTGGCCCCGCGCTTGATGTCAGGATTGGAAATCCAACGATGAATCGTTCCGTGCCTGATACCAAGAACTCTTGCCGCCTCCATCAAAGACTTGTATGTGACCCCATTCACAACACATGCCTTCATGGGATGACAATTGCGCAGAGACTCAATATGACTTTCCTTAAATTTCATACCAAGTCTTGATGAGCTTAGCTTTTGCTTGACTTCTGGACGATTCATCGCAATAGACAAAGACTCCCTCTGCCTCTTCCTTGAAAGAGGATCGGACATAGGATTCTTTTCCTTCATCCTTTGTGCAAGTTTTGCCTTGTGCTCATCAGTGTGCCTAAACCCTTTTGAGCCAAATCCGCCAGAAGCTATGTTGACAAGAGGTATACCAAGTTCTTTCAAGCAATCAATCAACAAAATTTCATGATTGAATGCGTCGTCTTCATTGCCCCATTCGGCCAAAATTTTTACTTTGAAGTCACCATACTTATCAACAGTTCTATTCCAAACGATATTACGGCCACGACAACTGTGTGCCCTTTTTACAGAACCTTTGCCAATATAGAACATAGTTCCATCCGGCTTGTAATGAGCATAAGTACAGTGCTGCATAACTATCGTGTATATACAGAAATATTTGCCGCCATAAAAATGGGCGAACGATCGCGTTCTTCCTGCTCGGCTTGGTTCAGGTACTTCTCTGCCTGACCCTCGAGGTACTGAATCCGCGCCACATCAACCCCAGGAAGCTCTTGGCTCATCTGGTGAGCCAGCATGCTTTGGATGGCAAGGAACCACCTCTGGGGGATCTCAAGCTCTCCTGACAGATCGCCCACATCCATGATCTGCCTGGAATACCAGACCGTCATCTGTACGAATGGGTCAGAAGGAACCGGCCACAGATACAGCTTCGGCACCGGGATCGTGCGGTCCATCCAGAACTGGAACGGCTGATTGGCCGTAAAGTTCTTGTTCGGCAGATTGGTGTAGTCGTCACGATTCAACCGCGCCATCGTGATCTCAGTAGAGTTGTTGCCCAAGTACAACTCACGCACACTGATCGTGCTGCCGCCAGTGGCACGCATTCTGTAGTACGGAACACTCTGCCCTGGATCAACGTCATACCACAACCATTGACCATCTACCCATGCCGCAGGGCCAGGGTTGTACAGTGTGTTCCACGTTATGTTGTCGCTTGAATACTCAAAGACAACATTGGTCGTCCCCGTTGAGGCAGGCATGACCCCAATAGAGCCGATGTACACAGGGTCTGTCGTGCCGTAGTTGATAGACACGTTCCCGTTAGGGGAAGACTGCGTAAAGATCGTGTCTATGTTGCTGTCAAAGGCATTTGCAACCGTGCCCCCAGCACTTGACGAATAGCTGCCAGATGGCCTGTTCATTCTGCGGTACAGAACATTCAGAGCATCGTTAGACCCCAATGGAAGGTCATAGATGTACTTGTTGGCCTGCAGACCGATCACAGTCTTGTCAATCGCCCAATACTGAATGCCGATGTTGATCAGGCTAGACAGCAGGTAGAACAGAGACTCTTTGGCCGACAGAACCTGCTCAGAAGTCAGTTCTTCTGCCAGCTTCCCGCACCTACGGGCACCGTGATCAATCAGCGTCTGGACAGAGATGACCGTCTCACCAACAGTTCCCGAGTAAGCCATTGTTTACTCTCTTCCAAAGAGACGCTTGACCGTATCTGTCTCCCAAATACGGATTCCAGTCCAAACAATCGTAAACAAAGCTGCGATGGCAGGTAGGAATTCCACAAGCGTCCCCAAAACTGTAGCGACGGATAGAGCATCGACTACATGCTTGGTGGAATCTGACAGTTCTTGCTTCATCACCACCCCGGACAGTTCCAGCGTTTCATCGATGCCCTTGATCGGCTTCCCTTCTCGCTCTTTTCAGCGATAGAGCCCATTCTCGCGCAGAACGAGTCTCTACGGGAACCCCCTTCAGGCTGAGGCGCTTTGAGGTTGCTTCCTGTCTCGCGGTTGTACTTCTCTCGACCCTTCTGGGTCAACCCAGCGCCGCGCTCCACAGGCATCTTCTCGCCTCGGCCCACAGCAAGGGATACCCCTCCGCTCTTCATTTTTTTCTCAGAAAACATCTTCTCAACCATGCCCAGCCGTTGAGGCTTAGTCGTCACATCGTTGATGATTTCCAATCGTTGAGCTTTGCTTTTGGACGGCTCATAGAACCCAGCTTTTTTCAAAGACTGGACTACGCCGCCATCCTTCATTTCTTTGTCGGCCTT